GTCCTACGCCTAACCCTACGGCAAGTCCTACGCCTAACCCTACCCCTACGCCAACGTCAACGTCAAATTTTGGTAGCTCGGGATATCAATGGATGACGATCAACTCTGTCACATCAAGTGCAGCGTCTGGCGTCGGACAAAATGGCATTACGATTTCAATTGTTCAAACTGGTGGCGGTATGGGTAGTATTAATGGAATGTATGCGGCCGGAGTGTTCCCTGCGGAGTACGGGGTGCCGTCTGGCGGAACTCAAATACAAAACACCCGATCCGGAACGTTCACTGCAACCTTTGGCCAGCCCGTCAGAGACGCTTTGGTTGCGTTTGCCAGTGTCGGGAACCCCAGTGTTTCTGTTCCGGTTCAAGTATCGACACCTTTCACTCCGATTTGGGGTATAGACACGACATATCAAAATCCAGTAAACGCATCGCAATACTCTCAATTCACGGGACGCGAAGGGTTCAATATCATCAGAATAGATGGAACGTTCACTAGCGTCAGTTTCAACTATGCTGTAAGTGAATTCTACTGCACGGTTTGTTTTGGATTTGTCAATCAAAATGTACCCGTTTAAGGCTTTCATTGGGTGAATGAAGGTAAAGTCTTCTTAAAATAAGAAAAAGCGATGAGTTACTATTTTATGGTATGCAATACTTCGTGAGCGCGGAAAATTCAAGTTATTTCTATTGGCAGTTGGAACTGCTTATAGAAAGTTTCTTGATGCATGGATTGGAAAATAATTTGGTCATAGGGATGGCCGAGAATAACGATCAGAAAATAAAAGACTATTCGTCTAACTTGGTGCGCTACGGCAAGAAATTTATACATTCTAACGAGGGCAAGGAACTTGGCTACCTTCCCTTGAACCGAGTGGGTGCCCTCAGGTACGCGCTTGCCTACGACATAATCAAGACACCATTCGTTCTGATCCATGCAGATATGATCCTAAGAAACCCGATCGTGCTCGGCGAGGAAGACAAGGACTATGGAATCATAGTCAATAACTACGAGGAAATATCGGCCGCAGAGGAGAAGTTAGTCAAGGATTATATAGATCCGAGCCTTCATCGATTGGCTGAAGAGCGGGGAGTAGGGCTAGACGAACTTCCGAAACTGCCCTTTGTGTCGGCGCCGATTATCTTTAACGAGCCCTCAGAATATGTGCTAAGTACCTTTTTCTCTAAGTTGCAGTCGAATTTAATACAAATCATGAAGTCCAAGGACAAGAGCTTTTCATGCGAGCAAGCGGCGTGGGAACTAACGCTGACCGAGTCGTTCCAGCACTGCGGGATAAAAGGCAAGTTTTTGGCGGCGTCTCTTCTCCATTCGGACGACAACTTGAATTTAATACACTACAAGAACGGAATACCTCCCGTTTTCAACAAGAAGTTTTATCATTTCAATAATGGAAGTTTCTACAGCAGCCAAGGGCCCTACGAGACGCTGATGGAGCATAATCCGACCGTGAACACAAACTACCTCCAGCAAGTCATAAGATCATACAAGAGAAGATACAACAAGTAATTAAGCGGCGCCGTGGTCGTCGAACATCTGACGCAACTTCTTTTTGTTAATATCCTTCACTACAGACCCTCTGAAATGGGGCGGAACATCGTGCATGCCCAATGTCTTGATCTCCGGGTGAATTTCGGTCGTGGGATTTCCTTGTTCGTCCCTAGCGTGCCAACTTACTAGTTTCATCGGGTCCGGCGTAAAGTCAGCGAATCTCTTGACACTTTGCGCCCAGTTTGGACGTGGAGTTCTGACGGTGTGTTTGTCCACCACGTCAAATAGTTCCACCCATTTTTTAATCTGATCCTTGGTGATTCCCAAGATCTTTTTCTTGCTCAGAAGATCATCCAGTTGATCTTTGTCGAATTCCTTGAGTCGGAGGAGATATACGACTATGTCTCTTTCTTGATTTGACCATCCGGTAGGAGCCTCTCTATCGCCAACCTTTCTATTTCTTCCGAGGGCTCGCTCCACGCTTTCTATCGAATTGTCTTTTAGTATCCATGCAAGGGCGAGGTACTTGTCTTTTTTGTCCGCCAGTTGAGGAGGAACTTCTACGTTAAGGTGGACCCCTGGGAGGACTTTCTTCAAGAGGCCGAGTCTAGAATACATGACTATGTATTTCTTGGGGTCTATTGACGGATCTTCAAGGCCCTTGAGGAATTCCTCTCGGACTCTCTCTAAAGCCACGCCCTCTAAGTCCGAGAACTTAGATATAGCGTCCTTCAGCGGTTGCTCCATGGGCTGCTTTCCGTACTTGGCTTGCATCCTTATCGCCCTCATGACTCTGAGTTTGTCCTCGTCAAATCGAGCCTCGGCTTTGCCGACCGCCTTTATTTTTCCCGAATGAAGGTCATGGTATCCGGATTTGGTTGGGTCATAAAGCTTGCCGTTTTCTCCATCGGCCTTGTTGAGTTCTATGTACATGGCGTTGATGGTAAAATCCCTTCTTTCGGCGTCTTCGTGGGGGTTATCTACGAAGTCCACTTCAGACTGGCCGTTGACGGTCTTCGCGTCCTTTCTGAACGTCGCAACGTCAAATTCCTCTCCGTTTACAACGGCACCGACGACAAACGGCTTGTCGGCAGAATCTCTGCCTTTCAAGTAGTACTTCTTGTTGTCATCGTCCCCTGCGATCTTAGGCTTGAAAGGAAGATCCCATTTTGGATCTTCCTTCGTCATGGAGAAACCCGCGTTGTGGAGGATCACGGCGATCTGTTCGGGCGTGGCATTTGTTGCAAGATCAAGATCTTTGGACTTCTTTCCGAGCAAAAAGTCGCGTACTGGACCTCCGACCAAGAACAAAGATTTCTTGGGCATGGTCACTTTAGATGAAATGTCATTAGTAAGGGATATTGATCCACTGTCGATAAACGCTTGTACAATTGGACGCAAGTTTGAAGGAGGAATGAATCCTTTCTCTAATTTTATGTATTCCTTACGCCATTCCTTCTTTTCTGTTTCCTCGGATATGACGTCTCTATTTGCTATAAATTCTTTAAATGATTTCATGGTTTTTCCTTCGCTTCAATTTTGTTCGTAATTTTGCTTCTTGATTCCTTCTGGCACATTGTCCCTTTTCTTGAAAGAGAATACACAAGTCAGAACGTTATCTTTATCGACATGCTCCACTTCCGTGTGGGCGTTTACGAAGTCGTACTTCTTGAGTATCTCGGGGTCCACATCATTCATCTTTTGAACCGTCATGATGTGGATCAAGGTCTTCGTGAAAGATATTGCAAAGTTTAGTTCTTGCTGGTTCCCAGAGGCGGGAGGGATGAATTTTTCATCTCCCTCTCTAAATGATTCACCAACCTTTCTTACTCTTGAATCAGTTTCCGGGTCATGTGTCAAGTTATTGACAGCATTCCACGAAGCGGAAGTAATCATGTATAGAGGAGTGCCGTCCCTGCGTCTACCCGAAGGACTATCATCCGTGGGCAAAGCCGGCAACTGTAGCGGCAAGGAAACACCGTCAGAAACCTTCTTATTTGGCAGCGTAGGAATATCAGCTGTTTGTGGAGTTGCTCTTGTAACTCCACCGGAACGTTCGTAGGCTCTACGAGCACCAAGGCCTATGCCGCCTGCCAAACCGCCTGCCACCATTTGGACAGCGCCCGGCGTTCTGTCGCCTCCGAATGGAATCCCATAGGCAGTTGCTTTATCTGAGACGGTGTCCGAAGAAAGTTTTGTTCTCTTTGCGATTTCAGATAAGAGCCATTCTTTAAAGTTCATAAGGGGCCTTGTAATCCTAGTTTTGTTAGCAGCCATGCAGCCATCGAAACCCACAACAACTGTACGAAAAAGTTAAGAGCCATGTTCCAACTCTGCTTTCTCTTGTCGTGATCCGACTCGAAAGATCGGACTTTACTATCTATCTCATAAAGATGCTTTTTTACGACCTCAATGTCTTCCGATTCCAAAGTTCTCACCCTAGCCTCCAGATCGTGCTTTGATCGCATTAATTCGTCAATCTCCTTCTCAATTTCAGAGATTTTTTTTGTGATTGACCTTGCCTTCTCCATTGCTTTGTCAATTGACTCTTTAAGCGAGGAGTAATCTGGATAATCTTCGTCCATAAGTGCCTTTGACAATTGTAATAAGTCATTCTATATAGTTGGTATGGATAAAGAACTAGAGTTGGGAGGGGAGGTCATCGGGTCGGATGAGGTCACAGCCGCGAGGCCTCAAGCACAAGAATTGTCTATCATTAGCGACGAGTCCCTTTTGGGTGTTTATGGCGAAATAATGGACAATTTGCGTGATGATAGAAATCAAGTTTCGGGCCTTGTCGACACTTTTTCTAACATGGTCCTTAATGACGGCGACTCGTCTACTGCTAGCAAGGAGGCGCTTGTCAATCTTCTCAAGACGAAGATAGAGACAAGCGACAGGATGGCGAAGATAGCCGACTTAATGACGAGGGTCAAGTTGAAGCAGCCCGACACCTTTCAGCCATGGATGGGGAAGGGTAAGGAAAAAGGCGGGAACACAATCAATATATACGACTCCAGCGGGATCAACAGAAAGTCACTAATGGAAAAGATTCAGAGGGAGAAGAAAGAAACATGAACCACAATCTTGAATTTTGGCTAGAGGCTGAGAGTCCGGAACAAGTAGATCCGGTGGCAGCCGCCCCGGAAGCGGGCCCGGAAATGGACGGTGGACAGATGGAGCCAGAACAAGTTCCGGCCGACGATGTTCCGACCCAAGACGACGTTTCGCAAGATCCCGAGACTCCGGATATGCCCGAGGAGTCCGATAGCAACTTGGATTTTGAGGTGTGGAAGTCAAATTATTTCAAGGAAAGTGTCAAGGGCGATGCAGCCAAGTTGATGGAAATGCTATCTCCAATGAGGGAACGGGACGAGATGGTGCCTTACCAGAGGAAGTTCGTGGAAGATAATTGGAATGTGCAACTATTGAGAGCCAACGCTAATGTCGCAAGCGCCTCAAAGAACATAAGAAAGAGCATCAAAGATCAACTTGACAAAAACAATCCCGCAACGAGCGTTGTCAACCATATCTTTCAAGGGTTGGAGCCGGTTCCAGGACTGAACGAGGCTTTTATAAGAATGATGGGATACAGCGGGAACAAGGGCGAGATACATAGAAAGTTTCTAGCGGCGCTAACCGGTTCGGTCCAAGTAAGTAGCAGCCCCGATAAGGAAAATATCATATTCAATGATAAGGAATACTCGATCAAGATGTCCACAAGGCTCAACTCGGAATGGGGAGAGGTCGCCCTTGGGAGTTGGAGTTTGAGAGAGGATGATCCCGAGAGATATCTGTCAGAGCCCGAACTCAAGAGACTTGCCGAGGGGAGCCCCGAAGAGCGCGACGTGCTGAGGAGAAGGATTGTTGTTGAATCAATCGCGAAACAGTTCGACGAGCAAGCGTTCATAATAAATGTAGTAGACGACAGCGGAACGATCTACTACCTCGGATGGGACATGTCCAACGCCCTCAGAGGTGCCTACACAGAAGGCAAAGTGCTCGTCAAAACCGTTAAGTCCGAGAACTCGGAGGCGATGATAACCGACGACGGCCAAATAGTGCCGATGATAGACCTAAAGATCTACTTCGTGAAGGAGACGGGCGGTCAAGATGAGTACGGCAATCCAGAACTTGACGAGATAGAGTTCATGGAGAAAAGGAACGGAATGCTATTCCTCACGGCCGGGTTGGCGACCATCAAGGAAGCGGCGGAGGCGATGCAAGGAACAGAATTCAAAGAGTTCGCTTATCCCGGCAACCCGAGCGACTTGAAGGTGCTCAAAAGGTGCGTATACAGCGTCCACGATCTACTCATGAGGCAGTGCTGAAATGAAATTTGAAGAATATCTCGCAAAAAATCACCCCGAAATGCTAGACGAGGTCAAGATTCCCAAGTCATTGCAGAGAGCAATGATGCCTGTGGTGGCGGCGGCGGGACTATTGGGGAGGCCGTCAGAGGTCGGGGCTGCAACGCCTCAAGCCCCGGCTATGGATGCCCAAGGCGAGTTCAGCGAAATCCCCTTTGACAGCCGAATAGGTCCGCGCCCCGACCATCACATTTCCGACTATGACTTGTACTACTATCAATTGAAGAAGGTGAGCGAATTCTTGAAGGATAGACAGATAGCATTCAATATGGGCAAACAGATAACCCCTCCGATGTGGTACGTGAAAATGGGCGATCATTACAAGTGGAAACGCCCGAATCCACCAAAGTTCTCGGAAAGAGAACAAGCCTACGCAAAGTACATGAACGACAAGAAAAACAGCGAAGATCAAAAACAGATGATGACCAGCCTTTACAACAGCACAAGGTGAAAATGAGATTTTCAAGCTTCATAGACAAGAAAAACGCGAGGGCCAGGGAGGAGTTGGAGATAATACGCGACATACTCAAGGATGGCGGACTCAAAGTACAAGACTTCCTCAAGAGCGATAGTCCCTATATTTTCCTCTCAAGTCCTCAAGAAGGACTAAATTTCGAGGGTGTGCGAATATACAAAGTTGGATCCAATCTCGCCTACAGAATACAGAACGAAAACTCCACCGAGCCCTACGGCCAAGCCTACTCGCTCGACCTAGAAGATATTTTTTCTGACCTTGTATCTGACATGTCGGGAGAAAAGGCTGCCGATAAGATCAAAGAAGCGGTTGTGGACGAGTTCAAAAATTTCTTCAAGAAGAGTTCCGAGGCGCAACAAGAGTTAAATTCAACACCGGGCGATCCGCAAAGTAAAATAATGGTTAACGGAAGCGCTGGAGACATTTCAAACACTATGTAATTCGATCAAATTTTCCGCCAAAAAGCCTATATACCGTGTCCAACCCTTCCGGCTTAATCATAGGCGCTTAATGGCACTCCAACCCCGTAACAGAAAAAGTTTACTTGAGCAGTTCTTCGCCCCTGTCGGCCAAGATGTTGCCGCCAACCCCAACCAAAGAATGAAGGGAAACTTCGTGGCGGTAAAGGGTAGCCTCGTCAGTTTTAACTACACGTTTTGGAAGCACGATCCGTATCCACTAGTAATAATAATCGACAACAATCCAGCCTCAGACAAATTATCTGGAATTAATCTCCACAGACTAACATTCCCGTCCATAAGAGAATTGATTGCGAGAACCGGCAAAATGGGCTTTTCTTACAAGTCCGTTTCCGACGACGAGAACTTTAAGGCCGCCTACCGCTCCTACAAGAGAGCAGGCGTGCGCCAGATGAAGGTTCTCGACAGCAATTTCCTTTTGAGAATCATGTCGGCAGTGAGGTCTTACGATCCCGCCGAGGTTCAGATAATAAGAAGGCAAGTTCAAGAGCAGATAAGACAACAGATAAATCCAAAAGCCAGCCAAATGACTACTTTAAATCAGCCCCAACAGGGTCAAATTAACTCTGGAGAGTGATGGAAGACTCGTTAGGAAAAATAAAAGAAATGGATGCCGCCTTCGAAAGTTTGAAGGCTGCCTTATTGTCTGCGACGAAAGTGGTAGTTGACAACTTTTCTAAGGTGGCTGGGGGTCTGGATCCGGATGTTGTTCAAGCATTTAAAGATCTTGGCGAGAACATAGAGCAAAGCACCGACCAATTCAAGAATCTAGTCACCAAACTTAAAGAGGTTGGTGAGACTATTGAAAAGCAAAAGGCAGAAAAGCCAGCGGGAGTTTCTGAAAAGAAAGTCGAGCCCAAGGCAACAAACGACATCCTAAAACAGATATTGAAAAGCCATAAAAAAGCTCGAACGGAGATAAAGGAGGGACTTAAGGGGTTAGTTGGTACTGCCGTAATAAGCGTAGAAAGCAAAACTGAGAAGGCCGCGGCGGCCGCTTTGCCACCGAGTAGCGGTGGTGGTGGTGGTGGTGGTGGTGGTGGTGGTGGTGGTGGTGGTGGTGGTCCGCCAGACCCGCCAGATCCTTCAAAGTATGATAAGTACGGCGAAGACATGGCCAAATATATAAACAAAGGCTTCTGGGATGATTTCGGGAAGAAGTCGGCCAAGTTTGCGATGGGCGTTAGCAACATGATATCCGGCGGCGAAGGCAACATCATGCAACAAATTTTTGCCGGATCGGTTGCCGACGCAACAGAGTTCGGACAAGAGATGAGAGAGATAGCTTTCCAGACCCAAGGTGTAACTGGCGATTTCAAAGACATGCAGAGAGAATTCGTTAACCTCGGCAGTTCGGTGGTGAGCGAGACCGGAAAGTCTATAGATGCTCTCAATAAAGCCGTAACTTCAAACTATAAGAAGGGGTTTAAGAACCAGAAAGAAGGACTTAAGGTTCTGAAGTCAGGTTTGTACCTATCAACGATGATCGGATCCGAGACTCAACAGACAGCCGATTTGTTTGGCGATTGGCATAGAACTCTAGGGATGAGCGCAAATCAGATGAGCGACCTCTCAAGGAGCATGAGAGATGTGGCGCTTTCCACGGGAGTGACAGGCGACGAACTTCTCGGCGCGATGAAATCCTCTGAAGGGATCCTCAAAAACATGAGGAATCAAGGGACGCTTACCTCCGACGCCGCAAGAAGTGCAATTCAAATGGTCGCCGAATTCAAAAAGACGGGGTTTGAAGAAAATATCAAATTCACAGAAGCGATGTCCAGTTACGAAGCCCTTCAGAATGCCGACGCTGGGGTACAGTCTACGCTTTACGATGTCGCAAATAGAATTGGTGGCGACGCTTCCCAAAGGCTTCTTTTCGGAGAATTCGGGAAAACTAGACAAGATCAAGGTGACATAGCTGCAAAAATGAAAGAAATGGTGGCTCACGTCGTTGGCAAAGATACAGAAGATTTTGATTTTAAGACAATGTCCAAGGAAGAAAGAAGAACGCTAGCAGTGTTCGCCAAAGCTAGAGGCACGAGCATAGCGGGATTAGAAAATCTAATATCTACGCATGAAAAAGCAAGTAAGGGTCTAAGCGGAACCTTGGACGATCTAGATCAAAGAGCCAATTCAAAGTTCGGAACCGAGGAAGAAAAAAAGCAAGCCTTGCAGCAAAAAGATCAAGCCATTATGGGAGCAAGCCAAAATGTGCTGTCGTCACTGAGAGAGAAATCCTCTGGCGATATAGGTTTGAAAGACGCAATGACAAGCTTATTCAAGAGCGATGACTTCGCAAATAGCAAGGCAGATATGTCGGCCGCCATGATCAACATGGCCTCTCAGTCTGCGGAGATGGCGAAAAAGTTCGGACTCAGCGGGACTAAGGAGCAGATGGCGACTCAAGTCGCTGGAATGGACAAAGAGAAGTTCTTCGAGAACAGCATGGTTGCTAGTGTTGAAAATTTAATGAAGGCTCAGAAAGAAAAAGGAATGGATGTCGGCGACTACAGCGGAATGCTCAAAGCCTTAAAGACGGGAGATGCAAAGACCTTCAATGAAATGTACGATAATTTCGACAAAGACCAGAAAAAACTTGCGATACAAACAGAAGCTGATACTGATCCTCAGAAAAAGCTTAACCTTTCAATATTACAATTCAACGAGAATGTAAGAAAATTTATTTCTGGGTACGTCACCGCCTCGATGGCCTTACTCGGAGGCATGGGCTTACTAGGCATTCAACTTGCTCTTAATAGTGCCGCGTTGTGGGCGACGTTAGGCAGCCCGATCAAGGGAATGGGCGCATGGCTTGCTCGCTTGGGAGGAATGGCGACTCCGGCAGCGGGTGCGGCTGCAACGGGGGCGGGTGCGGCTCGGCGGGTGCGGCCGGGGGGGGTAAAAGGCTTATTGAGATCGACAGAAAAGTTTGGTAACGCCATGAGGACAAAAATAGTTTGGGCCCTAGAAGATATTGGAAAAAATGGATCAAAAATTTTCAGATCAATGGGGCTCGGAATAAGAAGATCATTCTGGGCTATTTCAAAGGGATTCAAGGATTCTAGAGCGGCGGGTCAAGGATATTTTAAAGCCATGGGTAAAGGGGTGCTGAAAGGGTACGGATCTATTTATTCTTCAATTGGAAGATCGAATAAGTTCACCAAGCCATTCACAAATGCTTTTATCAAAGGATTTTCTGGAGCGGCAAAATCAGGAGATAGATTCTTCAAAGCTTTTGGAAAAGGCTTTTCTAGGATGATGAAGTCCAGCGATACAACAAGAAAAATATTTGACTTTTTTGCAAATGGGCTTTCCTCAGCAAGAAAATCACTTCCTATGTTAGATGCATTTGTAAAAGGATTTTCAAAGTCAACAGCAGCCGGAAATGGGTTTTTTAAAGGATTGACAAGAGGATTTTCCGGTGCGATGAAGTCTAACCAAATCCTAAGATCATTCTCAAGTATAGAAAATTTTAGTCAGTTAGTTTCAAATGTATTCGGCAGAATTTCAAAAGCCATTTCGTCTTTAGTTGCGCGAGGCGGTTCTTTGGTTAAATGGTTCTGGAACATCGATACTAATATCTTCAAAGTATTTGAAGGCCTCAGAAAATTGCCTTCAAGCATAGGATCTATAGGCAAGGGATTGGGCTCTAATATTACAAAAATGTTCACCGGGGCGAAGTCTGTTTTAACTGGCGGCTTAAAAGGCGGAATAATGGCCGCCTCAAAGGGGGCGAGAGCGGCGATACTAGGCGGAACGATGGGCACTGCCCAGATAGTATTCACCGCCATCGACGCAGTGTTTGGGGCTGTGTCGGGGTTCCAAAACACAGGAAAGAATTTCTCGGGCGTTATGAAGGCAATGGGCAAGGAAACAAAAGATGTGACTTGGGGAATGTATGCTGCTTCAACAATATCCGGCGCGTTGGTTGGGATACTAGACGGATTAACATTCGGCATGTTAAGGCTCAGCGGAGTAGCGGAGTGGCTTGAAAAGTTCCTCTCGCTGACGCTCTATGGAGCGTTCGTATTTTTTGAGGGAGTGCTTCAAGGATTATATGATGTATTCAAGCCTGTTGGTCGAGCATTTCTATACATAGGCCAACAGTTTAAAGGCATAGGCGATTCATTTTTGAAAGTATTCAACTCAATCGCCAGTATTTTTGGCGCAGAGGCTTCCGATATGGGCGCTGCGTTTGCGATGTTGTACCCAATATTTAAGCAGATAGGAAGAGTAATAGGATGGATTGTCGGAGTTCCAATAGGAGCCATTCTTTGGGTGGCAGTCAAAGCAATAAGCGCAATGGTGATGGTAATAGAAATAATGGCAAATATTGTAGCGGCGGCTGTTAAATGGATAGTGAGTTTCGGAAAGGCAATATGGTCGTTGCTAACTTTAGATTTTTCTTCGTTCTGGAAGCATATTGAGGGCATGGGAAGTGCGTTCTTGGATGCAGTAACTGGGATCTTTAAGCCCATAGTAAATTTCATATGGAGTATAGTGGGAGACATAATATCTCCTTTTATGTGGCTTGGTAACATACTAGTATGGAATTCAATAATACCCGACATGTGCTATGCGATTGTCGGATTCTTTGTTGGAATGGCAAAGAATGTTCTGATGGTTTTGGGCAAATTTGGTTTCAACGTCGCCAAATTCTTCTTAAAACTTCCATTCAGAATAATGAAGGGCTTGTTTAATGCTTTCGTCAAGTCGCCGATAAAGATGCTCGGAAGGTTTATAAAGGGAGCCGGAAAGATATGGCAGAAGCTCTCGCCATATGCGGATGACTTCTTCTCTATGTTCAAGAAGAATCTTTACGACTATGTCATGATAGCCATGCGTTCTTGGAAAGGACTGTTGGATTATATTTCGGGCGGGTGGTTCAGTAAAATTCTTGGATGGCTCAAGGGATTCGGAAAGTGGATAGACGATTACATGTGGAAGCCTCTTAAGGAACTTGGCGGTAAAGTATTGAAGTGGGCAGACGATTACATTATCACTCCGTTTAAAAACCTGGGATCAAAGATCGCAAAGTTCGCGGACGATTGGCTTGTAAAACCCATATCCAGTGCAATTCAAACGATTAGCCAAAAGTTTAGCGACTACCTATTTACACCAATTACCAACTTCATGAAAAGAATTGGGATGCTCAAAGACACAGCGAAAACTGCTGGCAAGGTGGCGGCGGCGGTGGCGAAACCGGCGGCATCTACGGCGGACGACGCTGCAAAGGCTGCTGGAAAGGTCGCCCAAAAGGGCGGCTGGCTAAGGAAGATGTTTGGACAAACGGACGATGTTGCGAAGGCAGCCAATCCGTTTGCGAAGATGAGCGGCGGCATGGGCAAAGCCGCGAGGGCGACTTCGAAGGCCACAGCGGCTGATGACGCCGCAAAAGTTGTCTTGTCTAGTGCCGATGACATCGCAAAGGCGGCGCCCAAGGCCCTTGGCTTTTTAGGAAAGGCATCAAAGTTTGTGGGTGTGGCTGCGAAGAAGCTTCCTGTCATCGGCCCTCTAATTGATTTCGGCGTTAGAAAAATGACGGGAGAGAGTACTGGGAAGGCTGCGGTTGGGGCTGCTGGTGGCCTTGCCGGTGGCCTCGCTGGGGCTGCGGCCGGAGCGTCAATAGGAGCTCTTTTGGCTCCTCTTACTGCTGGGCTTAGCATTCCTATAGGGACTGCTATCGGCGGAATAATTGGAAGTTTGGGTGGTGGATGGTTAGCAGATAGCATCTATGACAACATGGGCGGAGCCTTAAATGCTCTTGGCGGTGGATTAAAATCAACCTTTGTTGACTTCCCGATGTGGGTTGGAGGCAAGGTCAAGGACGGATTTAATACCGTTGGTTCATGGATAGGAGAGAAGGCGTACGGAGCATACGAGGCGGCCGGAGGCGCGGTCGATTGGGCTCTTCAGAAGTCAAAGGATTTGAGCGATTACATGGGAAAGATGCTTGATCCGTCTGCTTGGGGGGCATGGCTAGGAGGTTTGTATGACGGAATGAAATCTTCATTGGGCGGGATCTGGGACTGGATGAAGAGTTGGATACCGGGGCTAGGGGGAATTGAAGATGCTGCGGCAGGATTTAAAGAAACAGCCGCCGAGCAAGCAAAGACGATGGAGGAAAAAGGCCCAAGCAGTGCGCATGCCGTGGGGAGCCTCTACGGAGCAGGGGCGAACTTGATGCAAGGGAACGTCTGGGAGGCCGGATCGAAGGCAGGGATGGCAATTCAAGAAACGGGAATGGCTGCGGTGGACAACGCCAAGATTGTTGTCGGGGCCATCAAGCAAGGGTTGAGTTCGGCTTGGGGTGGGTTGCAGTCCATGTTCGGCTACGGGGAGCAACAAGTTGAGCAAGGCAAAGCCATGGAAAAAACCATGGAAATGGGCCAGAATCCAGGATCCATATACGTTCATGACACGCATACAGAAAAGGTTCTTGAGGGCGTAATTTCTGAATTGAACAACTTGAAGAGTTTGGCCGACCCTGCGAAAAATGTCTCTTTTGTATCCAAATTGATAAAGCAAGTCGAAGAAGAAACATTAAAAACAAACGATATTATCGCGAAGGCCAACGCCTCGATATCCCCAGTTCTTCCCACACCTACGGACGCTTCTGCTTGGGATCCCATAAAGTCCGTGGAGAGGAACCCAGAATTTATCAAGGCGATGAGCAACTTGGAGGCAGATATAATCAATGCGGGAGGGGGTGAATTGATACCTTCTGCAACTAGCACCTCTGGGCTGGAGGACTTTTTGCTAAAGACACAAGTTGGGTTGGAGAACAAGGCAGCCACGCTAACGACACCCGTAGGCCACCACGCGGTTCCAATGCTCAAGCCCGAGGGAGAGTCGGATGTGGGTGCCGTCCAGCCCATGCATCTGCGTGACATAACAAACACTATATTGAGGGACAAGGCAGGATCTCAAGCCGAGGCCGGCAAGCTTCCGGTAAAGGAACTTGCCGGAATAGAGGATGCATCAAACGAGCAAGTTGATCGACTAGGTTTAATAAAAGATGCCATTAACAAGTTAGTTGATTTGATGACTCCAAAGGGGTCTTCCGTGGTGGGTGATGATGGCGGCAAGGCGGGAAGTACAAAAGATTCAATGATGCCAGTTCATGCTGGTCTTTTTGGTAATAGCAGATATGGAAGAGTTGGAGATAGTGCCAATAGAAGCGTCGTCAATAATGGAACTCCTGGGAGTTGTTAAAAGGTGAGGTAATATGCCAGCAGCAACAATAACGGGTGGTTCCCTAATACCCCTAAAGAACTGTTACATAATAATACCATGTGAAGATTGTTTTTCCTTGCGTGACTTCGCTGGGAGGTATTACAAAAACAACGAATTCACACTTGAACTCAAGGTCTTGCCAGATATAACAGACACAAAGTCTGCTTCGTATAATGATGAGATTGTGATAGGAAGATCATCCCCATTAAAGACTTATTCTCAGTCAGACAACAGAGCCATCACTATGCAAATACATATGGTGGTTTCAGAGCCAAGTGACATAAATTACAATCTAATGGCTCTGAGGGCCATTCAGAGTGCAACATACCCACAAAAAGGCCACAACGGGGCTCCTTTTGTGCCTCCCCCCGTATGCAGAATGAAATGCGGCCAGTTGCTTTCAGAAGGTGAAGAGTTGTGTGTAATATTGAAAAATTACTCTGTTAAATTCCCGACGGAAGTTGCATGGGACGAGGCGACGTTCGCTCCGTTCAAATTTGACATAGAGACTAGCTGGGATGTCGTATACAAGAGCCGTGATCTTCCTGGGCAAGATAGAATTTTTAAATTGGGAAGGTAACACATGGCGAGCAAGATAGATTTCACAAATTTGAATCCCACCGAATTCGTCACAAGGGTGAGTAGGTATTCTGATAGTAGGGTGATTTACTATTCTGACGAGAAGATCATCACCTTTGAAACCTACAAAAAGAAAAAGTTCGCAGAATCAAGCGGCGATCAAGTTGCCGTCATACCTCCCGGAATGGAGTATAGACCCGACTTGGTATCAAAGGACAAATATGGATTGCCAGACTTCTGGTGGAAAATCATGGAGGTCAATAGCATAAAGGATATTTTTGAATTTAAGGCGGGAAGGACTATAGTCTTACCGAAAAATATTTATGGTTGACGAAAATTGTCTCGCCGGATGTGCCGCAAGTTACTCGTGCGGAGAACTCCAAATTCCCGGGCCTGCTGGGCAACAAGCAGAAAGTTTTGCCCCTTGGGTATGGGTGAGGATCGGCGAAGGGGAGCAGATAACAGTTGGGAATGAATCCTACCCAAAACAAAACAATGAAGCTTGCATAAAATCTTTTGAGGTGGGTTGGATTAGCACGCCCACAGTCCAAGTAGAAATTTTGGATGAAGCAGGAGGACGAATGGGTGCGATCTTGGACTCATTGGTCAAATGCCCAGCGCATGTGGGAATTGGAACGGAAATGCAATTTCAATTTGGCTGGATCATAAACACTTGTGAAGGACAAAAACAAGTAATACCTTCGTTGGTTTTTAAGTCCTCAATCCAAAAATTAGACGTTAACTATAGCGAGGGAAAGATAAAATACAAAATAGTAGGAAACACAACGAGTGTGCTGCTTGAGGGAATGCGAGAAAACGAGCCCATAGGGACAAGCGACAAAAAAGTAAACATAGAAACGGCAATAAGGACAATTTGCTCTAGAGATCCACAAGTAAATGTCAAGTTCATGAAAAGGGACGCTGATGGAAGATTTAAGGAAACCGAATTTGATTGGAAGGGATACGGAAAGGGAGGGCCGCTAGCGTCTTGGCAGTGTGACAATTCAAACAGAATGGCTGTCATTGTGAAATGGTTGGAGCCATACAGAATAAACGACGGAACCCCAGATGGGGCTGGTCTCGCCATAGCGTGGGTGCCAACCGAATCAAACACAATGGTTATTTTTCAAGATGTTCTAAAAGGAGGGGAATCCGCGTGTCAAGACGCCGCAACTTCAGGCTGGTTCTCTGGGCCCTCCCAAGTGGACGGCAATATTGGAACATTTATAGTCAATGGAGGTAAATGCAGCCCTGTAATAGAATTTAGCCCAACATACGACTGGGTCAGTGCTACGCAAAACTTTGCGGCTGGCGGTGGTACTTCTGGCCCTGGCAATACAAGTAATCACAACCACAGAGAAGCAAAAATAGATGGAAAAGATAAAGATTGCGGAGAGAGGGTAGGTTTACAACAACAAGCCACGATAACCCAGCAGTCATGGGAGTCGTACGGCCCCAAAAATGCGTGGACTGAATTGCTAAAGTCGCAGAGGGCTCACCTTCTTGCAGGAAGAGTCATCGGATCGAAGAGTCAGATGGAAGCCGATTTGAAGATATTAGGCGACCCAAGACCCGCATTTTGCGGCATGCCCGGCGGACGAACCGCAGCCATAGTCGCAATAAATCCCTTCCATTTGGGGGGCGATGGCTATTGTGGGAGTTGGTTGGCGGAGCCCGGCTGTAATCCCATAATGAGTAATAAAAAATGGAGAGTCACAGGGATAAACCACACAATTCAATCAGGTTCGTACACCACTACATTAAAAATGACGCTCCAAGCACCAGAGGTGGATATTTTCAGATATGAAACACTCGGAGGTGCTGGGAGCGGTGGACCGACCGTTAAAAACACTTAAAATAAACAATGGCAGACAAAAAAATAAGAATCAGTAAATTAGACAATTGCTCAATCCCTGACAGTATCCGAATCATGGATCAGAGACTCTCCCAAGTGGAGCAGAGATTTTCTGATATGGGTTACGGAGTGAAGGCGTTAGTGACCACTAGCGTCAAAGATAATATGGGCGTGCCTGCCCAGCAAGAGGCGATATATGGTATGCACACGGCTATATGCATAAGCACTATAGACCCTTGGAAGATGGGAAGAGTAAGATACTTTAGTCCTTTGCAACATATGATGGAGTCCGCCGTCAATTCACTTCCTTGGGCATATCCAATATCAAATCAAGGCGGCTTCGATGATTCAGGATGCACTTGGGTGCCTCCTGCTGGTTCAAAGTTGTGCTTGATATTCGAGGCTGGGAATAGACAGTGGCCTTACTATCTCGGAACGACTTGGGACAGGGATAGGACACCAGGATGGAACTTTCCGGTTCCAGAATATGAAAAGATACACCGAGGACACAGAGGCGGATATCTTCTCGGCGACGACGAAACGCAAGTTTTTCCTCCATGGAATACGGAAAACTACAATGGAATAGATATTGATACGATATCGGACTTTGAAAATGATCCAGATGCAAGAAATAAGATAACATATCCGAACATATACGGATGGAAAACGCCGCAGAAGCACATGATCAAGATGGTCGATGGAAACTACAAGTGTAATTTCCGTTGGCAGAGGCTTGAAATCAAGTCGGCTCAAGGAAACCATCTGATACTCAAGGACGATAGGGTGCATCCGGCCGCGCAATGGGCTAATCCAAAGTGCGGGTGCGGATCGGGGGACTTCAGCAAGTGTAATGAGGGTGATGAGCCGATAGAAAAACCTGATCAGTGCCCCCCAGATGTACAAGGTGACAACACGCCTGTGTCTCCAAGTGTGATGATGATAGGAGGTGGCGGCGGAGGTGGCGGCGGGGGAGGTGGCAGTTCCGAGGGGCAATGTGCAAATCCTTATTTTAAACATAGAAGTGAGTGCCGCCCATATTCTGGGCCTGGCAATCCCCAGAATAACAAGGTCGACAAGACGACGCTTCCTCAGTCCGGAATACAGATGACCTCGTTGAGCGGACACACATTCTGGATGGACGACTCGGTAAAAGAACCCAAGGGAAAAAACAACTGGGAGCGTGGCATCCAGATGTTCGACTATGGGTGTGACAAAGTTTTTAAAGGCAAGACGACTTGGAAGTCCGCCCATGGTCACCAGATAATGATCAGTGACGTCGAACCCGATGGATTACCTGAAACGAGGGGCGACGAAAACTTCATACGGCTGCTCACGGCCACCGGCAACAGAATAGAGATGAACGACGATACGCAAGGCGAAAACTGCCGTGCGGGGCCGAGGAGGGGCATTGAACTTCACAGCACCTCTAATCACATCATCCAGATGATCGACGAGAACAACGACCAGTGCGGCCCGAAGAGGAGAGAGGGCGGAATGCCCACAAACAAGGCTACTGACGCGTTCGTAAGGATAAGAACCGGATACGGCTTAGAGATAATGATGGCCGACGACAACCACCAGAAAGACACCCAGAGCCAGTATATCCAGATCATGGCTCCTCAGTATGATGCTTGCTGCGGGCCTCACTTCATAAGAATGCAAGAGAGCGACTATTGCGGCTATATCTTCGTAAGGGCCGGTGGCGACTACATGTGTATGACGGAAGGAGACCACGTGACTGTCGTAGGGGTGGGAAAAACCACACCTCCAGATGATTTTTGCAAGGGTGGATGTCTAGGTCCAAAGAATTGGATGACAATGGTTTCTAAGCACTCGATTCACATGTCGTGCAATTTTTACTTCAATATAGCCGAGATTCATGCGTTTTTAGCAGACAAGTTCATATTGCTTATGGCGGGCAAGGATTGTCCGCCTCCACCAGAATCGGAAAGCATGAAGTGTGTGCCTTGCGTCGGTCAAGTGGCGGTCTTGCTCACCGACCCCATTACAAAGCGATCCAAGCTCGTGGCTAGCGATAGAGTTTTCGCATCGGCATCACTTGAGGCTCAACCCATAAGCATACTAATGATGATGGACAAGAGCATCGGCGTAAACTGTCCTCCTCCCTATGAAGGTAATTAAAATGTCATTTCTAGGTCTTCCTTATCCAATAACCAAACATCCACTAGGTCTGTTCAGAACCCAAAGTGGAATAAACCAGATAAAATCAGACCTTCTCGTCTTGCTCCTTACAGAGCCCGGGGAGCGGGTTATGCTTCCTGAGTTCGGTACCCCTCTCAAGCGGTTCTTTTTTGAGCCCAATGATTCGATATTAGTTGATAATGTGAAGGAAATAATAACAAATTCGATAAAAACTTGGGAACCTAGGATAGCCGTAACTCAGATAGAAGTCACAAATTCGGACGCAGAAGTGAGATCAGCACTTGACACCTCAGATAAAAGAGAAGACATTGGTCACATACTATTGATAAGAATTTTATTTGCCGACTTTAATAACATACGCAATGTTCAAGAACTAAAACTGGAAATACCTCTGGGAGGTCAATGAGATGCCCGAAAACTGCCCTTTTGAAATATCCCCATACTCTCAATCCAACCCGATAAAGAATGACAAGATAATAAGCCTCAATTACACAAATCAAGACTTCTGGTCACTTAAGACGAGACTTGTTCAATTTATTAGGGAAAGGTTCGGAGAGACTGGAACTGTAATCCCAAATGCCTTTAACGACTTCGTAGAGAGTTCTATAGCCGTGATGCTGGTAGAGAACTGGGCGTTCATAGCGGACACGCTGTCGTTTAAGATGGACCAGATGGTCAACGAGCTTTTTATAGACACGGTTACAGAGCCCGACAATGCCTTCAGACTGTGCCAGCTCGTCGGATTTAAGCCTACCCCGCCAATTCCCGCAAGCTCTATGTGGACAGCCACAATAAATAATCCGATCGATAAAGATCTTGAGATATTGACACCTATATCCATAGACGTAGGAACAGAAGATGGTCTTATATCAATAGAATTATTTGCAGCCGACTCCAAAAATAATCCAGTTTTTGATGATCCTATAGTTATACCAGCGGGCGCATATACTAATTCTTCCTTGATTGGACTAGAGGGCCGCACATTCATAGACAACTACACGGGAACAGGCCAAACGCTCCAGTCTTACCAGACAACAAAGACCTCGGTTATATATGATTCCATAAGTGTAAAGGTGGATGGAATACTTTGGGAGAGAGTCGAATACTTCAGCGATTCTCAACCAAGGAGGGAGTACAGGGTGGAGTTAGACTCGTCTTACAGAGCATACATCATGTTTGGTAATAATCGCGCGGGACTTTCACCGCCCAACGGATCCCAGATAGAAATAAAGGCGAGAACCGGCGGCGGGGTTAAAGGCAATATAGTTACGGGGTATGTAGAATATCAGAGTCAAGCCACCGTATTCGGATTAAATTCAAGTGTTCCAGTCACATTTTCTAATTACACAAAGGGTGACTACGGGTATGACGGCGACACAATAGAGGACATAAGAAGAAAACTTCCTGCGTATTTGCGCACACAAGACAGAGCGGTAACGGGCCTTGATTACAAGACTCTTGCCGACCAGTTTGTAACTCCTTATCATGGCCAGATAGGAAAATCAATCGCGGTTTTAAGAAATCACGGTTGCGCAGGTAATGTTGTAGACATATATGTTTTAGCAAGGAACGGAAGTTCTGGTCTTCAAGAGGCAAACGACAATATCAAGAGAGATCTTGCAGATCTGCTAGAGAACAAGAAGATGATAACAGACTTCATCTGCATAAAAGACGGTCAAATAATAGAAACAGATGTGTCCGTAGAGGTTACTCTTTCCAAGATAAACAGAAAATTCGAGAAAGAAATAAGGACAAACATAGAAAACAGCGTGAATAGTTTCTTTAACCTACAGAACTGGGAGTTCGGTCAAGGATTAAAAGACAATGACCTAATCAAGAGTTTATCCTCGGTAAAGCAAGCAGAAGGCTTTGAGATAGTTTTCACTACAAACTATGCAGACAACTCTGGATCTTCAGTATCAGCAAAGTTCTTTGAGATAATACGACCTGGATCGATAGAAGTGGCCTTCTTGTATGAATGAGGACGAATGATTAAAACAGCGGGCAAAGAAAACATAAAGGTTTCGGACCAAGTCAAGTTCATACTAGAGACTAAGGATGGAGAGGGGTGTCTACGCACGCCTTATAAAGTAATAAATGCGACCATATATTTCGTGAACAGAGAATTCACTGATCCCACGGCAACTGAGTACCAAAAAGAGACAGTGAATGAGAGCCTCAAGGAACAATACGAAACCTTGAAACGCTACATTTGTTCGAAAGCCAAAAAAAATGTTCGAGCCTCGACTACTGAAGAAATCGCACTTTTAGGCGAGCAAATTATAGATGGAATAGGAGTAGTTGAGGGGGACAGAGTTCTTGTAAAGGATCAATCTGACAAAAAATCAAATGGCATATACGTCGTGATGAGTGGTTCTTGGTCAAGATCTGAAGATGCCAATAGCACAGACAAAGTGACGAATGGAATGTATGCGTTTGTGGATGAAGGAATAGCGAACATAAGCACAGGATGGGTTCTTGATTCTGCCAATGTCGTTCTTGGATCTTCTTCTTTGAATTTTTTAAGGTTCTCATCCCCGTCCGATCCGGTTGCTGCTCCGACAGAAAAGTCACTGGAGAGTCTTAGGCTTTTAAAGAACAGACTAGATGCATCCAAGATGGCATCTCAGTTTTTTTACAAAGAGGCTGTTGCGGTTAAGGTTTTCGGAGGATACACGGACCCAGAAACCAATGAACTGTTTCCGGCGTGGTTGAACCCGCAAATGGTTCCGAATGAATTAAAAACTAAAACAGAGCAAGACAACATACTCGTTCCGTACGAAAGTGGAAATGAAGTCGTGGAGGGCAAGTTCATTTTGGAATGGGACACGAACGGGTGCAGGGAAGGTGACTATTTTATATGTTGGTCGTGGATGCCCAATCTGGCTGGGGATGTTGTTTCAGCTCATATGTTTTTCTCGTTAGATGGTAGCACTTTAGTGACGACCAGTATACCGACCCACTTCACAAATCCTAACAAGTACGACACGCTTCTTGAGCGATACACCCCAGATATGTTCAAGACGGTAATATCGGACACGGATCTAACTCCAAAGGTAATGCGAGGCTTGAACGGTGCCGTAGCTGCTGGTTTCACTTCTTTGGAAGACATGGCAAACCAGATAATAGATCTATTGGATTCTAACGCGACGCACGAACAACTCCTTCCATTGCTTGCAAACATGTTCAATTTGAACTTGAAGTCTAGTGATCCGACGTTGTGGAGAAGACAGATAAAAAAAGCCATTCCTAACTTTAAGAAGAAGGGGAGCGTGGTAGGGCTCAGAGAAGCCTTTTCAGACGCGGGCATGAAGTTTTTGAAAATCACTAAGTTGTGGCAGATAGTATCAAAATATACATTTCAAGAAAGCTTTGATTATTCGGGATCCAATGTTTTTGATCTTTCAAAGAATATCGTTCTTGATTTAGGAATCACTCCGGAAGGCGACTCAGATTTCGGGCTTTGGATAAGAAAGGCTGGGTCAGAATGGGAAGATCTCAAGCCGGAAGTTGCTCCCGCAGGCTGGAGCGAGTCATATGTGACTTTTTCGAATGGGCAAATGACTTGGATTGGGGATGGGCTCAAAAAGGGTGATTCAATACGAGTGCTGTACAAGACTCGACAAATTCCATCAAGTGAGAGAAATATAGAGGAATACATAAGGCAGTTGCCTTTGATGGATGATAGAGACGAAAGGAAGCAAGCATATCCTCTAAAGAATTGGAACACGCGCTTGATAGAAGAAGACGACGATCTTTTTGATCTTCTTATTCCAGTAAGACATCCGCTCGCAGACCCAATAATATGGGGAAGGATCAGGACAGAGTTCCCGTATAGCGAAAACGCATACAATATGGACGAGTACAACGGATCCAAACGAGACAGCATGGATCCTTGTGACATAGACAAAGAATTTATTGACCCTTGTGGGCAGTGCCAAAGCAGCAAATATAGCCTTGATCTTGAGGTGGAGAGCTTGTCCGACGAAAGCCTCCAAGAAGCCAAACGGGTAGCAGAAGAATTCATGCCCATGCATGCAGTCATACATTCATTCAATTTTTCTGGGTCCATCAGCGAGTTTGTGAAGCCGAACGAGGAGAAAATAGAGGCTTTAGTGACTTACGCAGCAGAGGACGTGATTCTTGCGGGAGAGGGACAACATGTATTTAACAGGGACATGGACAAACGGGAGATGCAGAACATAAAGAGAAACGCACTAGCGGACATGACGATGGCAATTACGAACGGATCGGGGATTATGCGTAACAAGAGGGTGGTCTTGCAGCCCTCAGGGATAAGCACAGAAGACGACTTAAACGATCCGTTATTCAAGAACAAAACTCAAATATTTGAAGCCATTAACATAAACACCCAGTATCCAGATTTAGATCCCTTTGAGAGCGAAAATCTTCTTGAAGTACTCGGAAAAACAGTCAAGAACTATACGATTTCAAACTTCAGTAGAAATTCCGCAGAAATTTACGGCATAGTAGACGACATGTCTGTGGGTCCGTTGTTCGAGTATAGAATATCCAACAAGATTGCCGATTTGAACGTGGACATAACACAATCCAATCGAATCACATTCAGCGACGAAGACGCAGACTTCTGGATGCTCGGGATAACGACGCAGCATGACGTCGATGAAGGCCTTTCTGAGGCTGCCATATGGGTGTTCAGACATCAAGACAAGGAATATGCGGTTCAGAACATAATGCCAGACGGATCTTTGCTTCTTTCAGAGGAAACATCAATAAGTCCGATATCTGGCTGGGAGCTCAGTGACGGGACCAAAATTGTCAAAAGTTCTATTTCGGGCACAAAAAACACTGCGAGTTACGGATTTGTTGAAATTAACTATCCAGTAATGAATATGAGGGATGTTTTAGAAATAGGGGATTATGTCTATATTGGATTGCCAGCCGCAATGAAAAGATACAAAATAAAGTCATTCAAGACGGGCGAAAATGGATTTTATATTGAGGGTTACAACGAGGGATCAGTCGGCGGAGAAAATATCAAAGTCTACAGAAGAATAATGGAAAACAAGGTTGGGCAGTTTGGTTATGAGGGAATTGTGCTAGAGGCTGAGTCCAACATAGAAAAAGATCTTTCTATATCTAATGGGGCCAACAAAAACCCGGACAATATAAGGTCGGATAACGTAAAAGAAAACTTCTTAGTGTTATTTGATCAAAAATACTATTCTATTGCGGAGATAGACGGCTCCACATTGATCCTTAACGGACCTATGGAGAGTTTTACCTTGGACGGCCAAAATGCTACCTTCTCGATCTACAAATTCTCGAAGCGCGGCCTTTCGGTGGCTGAAAGGCAGATTCCATCCGTATCCGGCAATGTCTTCGAATTCGTAGACCGATCCGGAAAAGGCACGATTAAAGTTTCCCAAGACAACGCCTTGGCGGGAACCTTGACAGTGCTGAATTCGGCCAATTCGGGAGAAACAGTAGACATGGTGGGACAAAACGAGAATATAGAATTCCAAATAGAATACAGAGAGGAAATATGAACGAAGAAAGAATGAAATGCAAGGGCGACGTGCAAGCAATTGTGGAGCGTAAGGACGGCGCAAAGGAAGTAATAGAATTTAGGAACACGATATTACAAACCGGGAGGGAGGCCTTGGCTCTATCTCTCGCTAACATGATAGGCGACGACTTCGATTTCTTCGTGAATCGAATGATATTCGGTGACGGCGGAACGACCGGAGGTTCGCCTAAGGTCGTGTCTGCTGATAGCACCGGTCTGTCCGCCGCGGCGAGAGTCCACACGCCGGTAGTCGCAAATATAGATGCGGCCACCGGCACGCAAGTCATATTCACCTAGGTCGTCTCCTTTGCCGAA